AGTTAATGCAGTAACAACTAGTGGAAGTTTAAATCCATTATTCGTTGGTGCAGGTGGCTTTGGCGAAAATGCTTTACCAAGACTGTGGGGTGTTCCTGTTGTAGTGTCTAAAGAAATAGACGCTTCTGGAACTGCACTCGTTGGTGTTTTTGGCGGTGGACAAGCTATTCATATAGTCGCAAGACAAGGTATGGAAGTTTCAATGTCTGATAGCCATGATGCAAACTTTACAAAAGATATAGTTGTTATGAAAGCAAGTGTGAGAATGGGATTACCTATTTATCGTGCAACAGCTTTCTGTTCAATAACTAACTTCTAAGGAAAAGTAGTAAAATGACTTTGGTAACTCGTTCTAGCTGGGCAACCAACATGGGCGAGTCCGAAGTCGGAAGGAAAAAAATGGAATTAAAGAAATATGTATGGATAAATGATGCTGGAAAGACAGCAGAGACAGCTAACCGAGAACTACCAAAAGGTTGGGTAAAAGGAAAACTACTTGGTGCAAAAGGTCAAGAAGTTTCTGATGCTCAAACAAAAGAGTGGGGTCTTGGTAATGCTAAGGCTAAAGCTCCAGCAGAGAATAAAGGCAAGTAGTTAATCGTGGCTATTGTAAATGGCTACATTACCTTAGCCGAACTTAAAACATATCTAGGATTGTCTGGCTCTGGTCAAGATGAAAACCTAGAGAATGCAGTAGAAGGTGCTAGTCGTGAGATTGATGCTATTTGTGGAAGGTATTTTTATCAGACAAGTTCTGAAGTTAAATACTTTACTCCAGTAAGCAGAACATATCTTGAGATACCAGACCTATCAAGTACAAGTGGTTTAGAAGTCAAGATTGATACAACTGATAATGGTACTCACGATACAACTTTAGCAATAGACACTGACTTCTACTTGAAACCCTTAGATGCAGGAGAAAAAGAAGTTGAAGGAGTTGAAAGACAACCTTATACTCACATCTTTATTTTAGATAGTAGGAGCTCCGAGAGATTTAACCCAGATATTGTTAAGTCAGTTAAGGTAACAGGGCTTTGGGGATTCAGTGGAAAACCTAATGCAATCAAACAAGCAACTTATCTTCAGAGTGCAAGATTATTCAAAAGGAAAGATGCTCCATTCTCTTCTTATGGTGGACAAAACACTGGAACAGTAAATCTGGAAAGAAATTTTGACCCAGATGCAATGGAGCTTATTAAAGGTTATAGAAGAAATAGTCTCTAATGGCAAACAAAGATTTCGAGTTCAAGGTCATTGGAGCTGACAAACTTCGTAAGAGGTTAGATTCTAAAAGACTTTTACTGTTACCCTTAAGAAATTATTTCAATGCAACTGGAAAGATTGTAAAAGAAAAAGCAAAAGAAAATACTCCAGAAGATACTGGAAAGCTTATGGCAAGTATTAAATATAAAAGAGTACAACAGAAGGGAGCTCTACCAAAAGGAATTAAAGTTTATTCTTCTTCTCCTTATGCTGAAACTGTTCATGGAAAAATAACAGCTAATCATAAATATAAAGGTCTGCAATTAGTTAAACCTTACAGTAGGGAGAACAGAGAATCTTTTGATAGAACTCCACCAAGATTTGTTTCAGCTAGAAAACTTAAAGGTTGGTCAGATAGACATGACTTAAATCCACACGCAGTATCTGCTGGGATTGCAAGAAGAGGAACTCCAATTATTCCATTCTTAAAAATGGGATATGAACAATCTGAAGTTGAAAGAAAAGTATTATTAAAGATAGCTACTGAACAAGTAGAAAGAAAATGGAAGAGTAAAAGATAATGGCCACATTAACAAGCATAAGAGATGGAATAGGAACTAACTTAGCAAACATATCATCATTAATGATTTATGATTATGTGCCAGATTCAATCGAGCCACCAACAGCAGTAGTAGGTGTTGTTGATTCAATAGATTATGATTCAACGATGGCTCGTGGCTCAGACACTTATAGGATTCCAATTTATTTATATGTCTCAAGAGTTGATGCACAAGACTCGCAGGAAACTCTCGATGCTTACTTAAATTCAAGTGGGAGTAGTTCCATTAAGGCACAAGTAGAATCTGATGGAACTTTGGGTGGAGTGGCAGATTCTGTTAGAGTAGTAGAAGCAGACAATTATGGAGTCTATACTGTTAATGACATAGACTATTTAGGTGTCGAATTTTTAGTAGAGGTAATAGCATGAAGTATGAAGTAGTAAATGGTTTTGATACCAAAGATAAAAGATATGAAGCTGGAGATGTAATTGAGGAATCAGTTATTCCTAGTAAATCAAAGAAGTGGCTATTGGAACAAGGTATAGTAGTTAAATATGTCGAAAAAAAATTAAAGAGAGCAAGGAATAAAGATGGAAGTTTTAAGAAAGATGATAAGACAACTCAAGACATTAATGAAGCTTGGGTTGAGGAAGGTAAGTAAACTATGGCATTCGTTCATGGAAAAGATACAAAAGTATATATAAATTCTAGCGATTACAGTTCGTATTTCAGCAATGCAGACTCTGCATTAACATCTGATGTTGCAGAGAGTACAACATTTGGAGCAACAGGAAGTGCAAAGACATATATAGCAGGACTTAAAGATGGAACAATAGGTCTATCTGGATTCTGGGATTCAACTGCTGATGGAGTGTTACAACCACTTTTAGGTGGAGCTGATTTTGATTTTGCTATGGGTGTTGATGGTTTAGCCACAGGAGATAGAGCAGTTTTTGCTGTAAGTAATATAACTAACTATGGAGTATCAAGTCCAGTCGGAGATATTGTAGCAACTTCAGTCGATGTTCAATCAGATGATGGAATATGGAATGGAAGTGTTTTAACTGCTGGAGAGTTTGCATCAACAGCAGTTCATTCAACTACACAAGACAATGGAGCATCTACTTCTAATAGTTGTGGTGCTTTTGTAATCTGCACTTCTGTTAGTGGCACAAGTCCAACAGCAGATATAAAATTACAACATAGTGCCGATGATGTTAGTTGGGCAGATTTAATAACTTTTACTCAGATAACAGCAGTGACTTCTGAAGTCAAATCTGTTGCTAGTGGAACAACAATTAATAGATACATTCGTGTCTATAATACAATCGGTGGAAGTTCAACACCAACAATAAATGCTATTGTAGGTTTTGGAAGAAACAATTAAGGAGAGACAATATGGCATTCGTACATGGAAAAAGTTCTGTTTTTAAGCTGGATAACGCTTCAGCTTCGTTAACAGACATTTCTAGTTATGTGAACAATGTTGACTTTCCAGAGACAGCAGATGTAGCTGAAACCAGCGTACTTGGAGCTAGTGCTAAATCGTACATAGTGGGATTGAAGGATTCCTCGATTTCCTTGTCTGGTTTATTTGATGCTACTTTTGATGCAATAGCTGGTGCAGTTATTGGTCAAAGTGCAACTCTATCATTTGAGTATTCTCCAGAAGGAACATCTTCTGGGAAAGTCAAATACACTGGAGAAGCAATCATGACTAACTACTCGCTATCATCTCCAGTCGGAGATGTCGTAGCTTGGAGTTCTGACTTACAAGTCTCTGGTGCAGTTACAAGAGCAACACACTAGAATTAATAACTGAATACTCAAGGAAGGAGTAATATATGAAGCGACTAACTGCTGAAGATATTAATAAACTACCTTCAGTTCCAGAAGAAGAATATGAAATTGAAGAGTGGGGATTTTCTATCTTAGTTAAGGGCATTAATAAAGCTATGCAAGTTCAACTTGGAAAGCTTCTTGATGAAGAAAACAAAGATGCTTTTGATTACCAAAAGGAATTATTAAAGGTTTGTGTAATCGAGCCAGAGTTAACTGATGAGATAATCGATGAGTTGTATGAAAAAGATGCAACTGTAATAGATAAAATCTTCTTAAAGATTAACGAACTAAATGGGTTAGGTGGGTCGGCAGAAGCCGAACAATTTCCAGAATAATTTAGATTTAGCTTTTCAATTCAAATTAGCTAGAGAGCTAAGCATGACTGTTGCCGAGCTTCGAGCTACAATGAGTGCATTAGAGTATAATCAATGGTTAGCTTTCTATGATTGGGAAGTAACTAGAGAGAATAAAGCAATAGCTTTAGCTCAAGCTGAAGCACAAAAGAATAAGAGAAGATAAATGGCAATAGCAGACATAGCAATACAGATTGTAACTAAGGGAGCTGAACTCGCTAAGAGACAACTCTCTGGAGTTGGCAATTCTGCTGACAAATCATCTGGTAAGTTCGGAAAGTTTTCTAAACACGCAAAACTAGCTGGATTAGCTGTTGGTATTGCTTTAGCTAAAGGATTATCTTCTGCTGTTAAAGAATTTTCAGCATTCGATGACAAGATGGTACAATCTGTTGCCATCATGGACACAACCATTGAACAACAAAAGGCAATGGAAGAACAAGCTCTTGCTGTATCAAGAACAACAAGAATAGGTGCTGAACAATCTGCTGAAGCATATTTCTTCTTAGCATCTGCTGGTTTAAATGCTGAACAATCTATATCAGCTCTTCCACAAGTAGCTAAGTTTGCTCAAGCTGGTATGTTTGACATGGCAACTGCTACTGACTTAGCGACTGATGCTCAGTCTGCTTTAGGTCTAACAGTTAAAGATGCTAACCAAAACTTAGCAAACCTAACAAGAGTTACTGATGTTCTTGTAAAAGCTAACACATTAGCTAACGCATCTGTTCAACAGTTCTCTGAAGCTTTAACTAATAAAGCTGGGTCTGCATTAAAGGTTGCAAACAAATCTATCGAGGAAGGTGTTGCAGTTCTATCTGCATTTGCTGATAGAGGTGTTAAGGGAGCTGAAGCTGGAGAGAAGCTTAACCAGTTACTTAGAGATATTCCAAGAGCAACAGCAAAGAATGGAGAAGAATTTAAGAAGTTAAACCTACAAATGTTTGATAGTGAAGGCAACATGAAGAATGTTGCAGACATTATAGAAGAACTTGACTCTGTTCTAGGGCCGATGTCTGATGAATTGAAAGCATCTACATTAGACCAACTAGGTTTGAATCGTGGTGTTGCTGATG